CGATAAGTTAGAACAAATATTTAACTGGGCTGAAACTAATTTAAGCAAAGAAGATCAAGCTCATATTAACATGGGACTTGCTGGTTCTTCTTATGAGGTAACTCTAAGAGGACTAGAATCAATGTACAATAACAGACCAATTGCAACAGAACAAGCACAAGAGCCAATGTCTAATGCTAATATGGGGCAAGTGGCTGCTACTGATACTGGCTATATGGGATATAAAACCAAGCGTGAATTCACTGCAGACCGCAACAACCCAAGGTTTAAGCTAGAACCAGCTTACCGACAGGCTGTGGAACAGAGAATGCAACGCACGGATTTCAATTCCTTGCCAGCGTAAGGTACGGACCTTACAAAAGAGGAGAACGCTAAATATACAGAGATCCCTCTCCTAACAGAGACAATGGATACTGTATGAGATGAACTATCCGCATGTTAGAGAACTCGAAAGAGTAATTCTTTATAGTGTCAGAAATTATTTCCGTAATATATTACTTTTTATTAAGGAGACATAATTATGTCATATGGTACAACTGGTCATGACGTAACGGCAGTAGGACTGCCTTACCGAACCAACATAACAAACTTGACTTCTGACTCAAACCCCCCAGGTAAGCTTTGGCTTCCAATCTGGTCGGGAGAAGTCATTCATGCCTACGATGAATACAACAAATTTGAGGGAATGGTAGATTCCCGAACTATTTCAAGTGGTGCTGCGATGGAATTTCCCATCACTGGTACTGTTAGCTTGAAAACTGCATGGGGTGCTGGTGAAGAACTCATCGGTGGCCACAATGCTACAGCGACAACATTCAAGATTAACTTGGATAAGCGTCCTATAGCTGCTCACTTTGAACTTGACAACATTGACTTGATGTTAACTCAATGGGAGTATCGTGCAGAGCTTGCTCGTCAAGCTGGTATGACTTTAGCTAACGCACGCGATAAGCAAATTGCTGCTTACATTGCTCGTGCTTGTGCTGAAGACAAACTAACAAATGATCCTAGAGCTTCGTTAACACCTAAGGATCCATTTGGTAGTACTACTTACGAACACCTAGGTGATGCTGGTGGTGACACCAACGAAACTGATGCAGCCCTCTTGCTTCTTAAGCATATTGAGGACTGGATGGTTTATTTGCAAGAAAATAACATCGGTACTGAAGGTGTTTATTGTGCGGTAACTCCAGCTGCATTCCAAAGCATTCGTGCTCTGGGTGTTGCTCGTGATTACTTGGATCTTGGTTACGGTAACGTAGTAGATACAAATGAAGCAATACAAACTTGGGCAGTCAATGGTCCAACAGCTAAGATGTTTGGTGGAGATTACGATGGCTTGGGTTCATCCCTAGCTGGTCGTCCACAGCTTTCAGAACTGTTAACCTATATGGGTTGCACAATCTGTAAGACAATGCACGGTCCGTTCAGCAACTATGTTGCATCTGCGGACAATATTGGCGAAGGTCGATATAATCTTAAGTTTACAGGTACACCAACTACGGCTAACGAAGGCGGAGCTTGTAAAGCAATCTTGTGGCAACGAGGTTGCGTAGCTTCATTGAAACTACAGGGATTGAAAGTTGACAATGTTGACGATGTACGTCGTAACACAACTTTCACGGTTGCTTCAATGATGTCTGGTACTGGAACACTGCGTCCAGAACTTGCTTGTGCAGTTCTTGATACAACAGTTTCAGGTTCTGGCTCAGCTTCAGACACTCGTACTAAATTGCGAGGTGCTTGGGGTATGGCTGCAGAATATGCAGATGCGTAATACTTGCTTTAATTAGCAATGATGCTTAAGTCCCCCCTCTGGGGGGACTTAAGTCTTTTTAAAAGGAGATAACATGGGTGCAATAACTAAGCTAGATGCAGTTAATCATATGCTGCTAATGGCAGGAGAATCTCTAGTCAACGATCTAGAGGGAGAGAGTGGTCTAGATACAGAGGTTTCTCTGTTTATCTTAGAAAGAAATATCACAGACTTTCAACTAAGAGGGATGGCTAGTAACACCTATGTTAAGAAATATAATTTAAGTACAGATGGGATTATAGATTTGCCGACCGATACTTTAAGTGCAGAACTTGTATCGTATCATACGAATGATGATGGGGAAAGAATTAAGGCTAATGCTAGACAGGATTCAGAAGGTAATATTAGACTACATAATTTAACTGACCATATTAATAGTTGGGATGCTAGTAAAGATTATTATGTAGAAGTTATTTATGCTTTAGTCTGGGAAGAGATGGACACACCTATACAAAGATCTATTATGGCTGCTGCTGCTAGACAATATCAATTAGTTATGCAAGGTGATGGCGATGTTGATAACTACTTAGGACAAATAGAATCACTATACATGGCTAAGGGTAAATCAGCAGATATAGATGACAAGAACTACTCTATCTTTAGTAGTGCTACATCTAGAGCAAGAGAAATCTTTCAGAGAAGATCAGTTCATGGTGATCCTAGTAGATTTAGATTCTGGAGAACTACTAATGGCTAAAGCTCGTAGATCTAGGACATACTTTCCTATGAGAATAAGTATTCCTACTTTGGCAGGAGGAGTTGGTAGACAATCACCAGCAAAGAGAACTCCTATGGAGTCTGAGAATATAGATAACTTTTTAGTTTCTATAGAACATTCAGCAGAAAAACGCAGGGGTGCTAAGTTATTAACACGAGCAGATCCATCCAATTTTCATGGCATACTACAAGAAATTTATGGTACTGAATCAACGAGTACTAAAGACCTATGGTTTCATTGGTACTCAGCTTCAGCTGAACAAAGATTTTTAATTATAATAGATTACTCAGCTGACCCAACAGAGAGTACTGATATGATGTGGGTATACCGAGTAAATACTGATGGAACCTTTAAGATGGATTCTATTCCTAGTATCGAGGAAGAACATAAGAAGTATCTAACTTGGGGCAATGGCGTGACAGACAATGGTCCTACAGATGGTACTACTTATACAGCAGATCAGGCTTTACGAGCTGTAGCTGTAGGCTCATCTATTCTTGTTCTCAATACTGTAGTTAAAGCAGGTTATACCAGTGTACTACATGAGGATGGAGACACTTGGCTTACTATAGATTATAATGGAGTGACTGGAGATCTTAAAACAGCTCAAGATCCAGTAGGAAGATCTGTTGAATACGAAACTACAGTTACTGTAGATCCAGAAAATATTGCAGAGTCATGGAACCCTCATCAACAGTATATATCTGAAGACAGAACATATGATAGGAACGATCCTTTGGATACAGGAAGTAATGATCATATCTATGGCATCTGGAAAGTTAAAGATACAGTCTCTGGTATAGTAGGACCAAGTGATATGGGAGTACAGCCTAGATCACCTGTCAATCAGCTAACTGCTACAGAAGTTAACTATCCTTTAGTCCTAACTACGGGTAGTGCTATACTTGATGCATACTTTGATGTTCAAGGATTTGCTAGTGGAAGTTCTACATCTAAAGCCACAGCTGAGATTCAGCTTATGACATATCGAGCTGTTGGGGATGATGACCCTAGCTTTAGAGCTGCTAGTATTACTGATGTATTTGTTGAGGATGAGGGAGCTGCGGATGAGATAGTAAAATACAATGATACATACTTTGAATTAATCCATATATTAGAAACAGGTACTGCAGAGACAAGAACTATAAAGCTTGACGATAGCTATGATACTGGTATTTTAAAGTGGACAGACTGGGAAAACAATAAGATTATTATCTTAGGTACTGGAGGAGTAAATAACTACCATACATTAGCTAAGACTATAGTAACAGCCATTAATCGGCTCTCTAACTTTGGTGGAGAAGTAGATGTTGAAGATGATGTGGTACCTGACCCTGGAATGATCTTGCACTACACAGCTGAGACAAATTCTAGAGGTACTGGTATTATAATTAGTAATGAGTATTATCCAGACCAATGGGAACGAGATACTGTGAAGGATGAAGAAGGAGAGCCTATTGATCCTGTAGAGAATAGATATACTGAATATATATTAGCTAGTGATTACTATTATCCTAATCCTGAGAGTGCTTATCTAGGACAAGCTGTTCAGAGGTTAAGCGATCTTAAGTTCCCTCCTACTGCAGCTGCTCTTGGTGCTAGAAACAATGCTGAGGATGTGATTAAGGCACTCTATCCTGATATAGGTGATGCAGATGGAGATGGTAAGATATACTACCTCAACCAACCCTACTTGGGTTTATCAGAAGGACATTACAGAGTTAAAGATATTGAAAACCAACCTTACCTTCATGTAGTTAGAACTCCTGATGGTATGTCTATTATAGATAAATTAAGGATGCCTAAACAATTAGCTGTAAATGCTGAAGGAGAATGGATACTAAGACATATAGATTGGGATGAAAGAACTTCAGGAACTATTGAATCTAACCCAGGCCCCTCTATTTTCCATGATGGAGATGGCAATGCAGTGCAAAGTAATATTACAGCCATGTCTTTCTATAGAGATAGATTGTTTCTAGCTAGTGAAGACAAGGTAGTTTCCTCTAGACTAGGTAACTTCGATAACTTATGGGTCTTTGATCCTAATAACATCACAGTTAATGATCCTATAGATCTCAGTGTGTCTTCAAACTCATTTACTCCAATTACATATCTACAGCCATATAGAAGTTTCTTATTCTTGGCTACATCTGGCAATACTCAATACGAGTTACTAGGATCTGAGAATCAAATCTCTCCTTTGACTGCCGAAATCTCCCCCACATCTTTCTTTGGTATGGCAGAGAATACAGAACCAATTCTAATGAACAACAACCTATTCTTCTTCGATAAGAGAAGGTTATATATTTATTTCGGAGAACAAAGCGATACTCAGCAACAAGCTCTAGAGTTATCTATGAATGCTCCTAACTATTTACCTGAAAATTATTTAATATCTCCTACGGTGTCGTCAGATACAAGCTCTATGTTCATAGTAGACAAAGATAATCCTAATGATATCTATGTATATACAAATAGGGTAAGTGGAGATCAAATTCTACAGAATTCGTTCTATAGATTTAAATTATCTTCTGAAGCTCAGATAAGAAGTGTCAAAGCTTTGGATGAATTTCTCTATATAGTATCCGAAGAGACAACTCCATCAACTAGTGCTAATCCTAGTACAAAATACCTAACCCTACGCAGAATTCCTTTAAATAATGCTGAGTTAGGTGAACCAAGATTAGATCACCTAACCTTATCTACTGGATCATGGGCTTATAACCCTAGTACTGATAGAACATCTAGTGATTTTGTTCAATCTAGTTGGGATATAGATACTATTGTGGTAGGTAGTGGAGATTATGAAGGAATGGTCTTTGATTTAACCGTTACTGGAACTTCAATTCCCAGCAATGCCGTAGTTAGTGGATATATTGCTGGAGACTATCAAGATGTTTTAAATAATGCTACTACGGTATGGTCAGGGAAGAAATACCTGTCTGAAATTGAGCTATCTCCTCAATTCTTTAGAAGTCAGGAGCAAATGGCTGTGAATGGTACGTTAAATTTACGATATGGGTTATTTAGGTTTAGAAATTCTGGGAATTTTAATGTAGAGGTCTCAAGACAGGGACGAACTGCTAAAGTTTTACCTTTTTTGATTGACATTGCAGACGATAGAGATGTAAACCTAAGTACTACTAATTACAAGAGCTTTGGTTTGTTTAAAGCTCCTATATTAGGCTATGCTGATGACTTGTCTCTTAAAATAAAGTCTAATAATATTCATCCTATGGCTGTAACTAATATAGAATTTGTAGGAAAATTTAAAACTAAAGTAAGCTTACTCGGAGGATAATATGCCAAACAATAATACAGAAGCTACAACATATATTAAGTTTGGGGCACAAGCATCTCCAACATTTAGTTATTTAAACGATGCTAGCGGTAATGCATTTGCTGCTAATTTTAATAGCTCATATAGTGATCAAGATCAAATAGAAGTATTAAGAGGTGTTGCCTGGCTTCCCGCAGATGGTGCTGAACCTACGGCTGAAGAACTAAAGACTGTATATATACTACCGCATGCTAATAAATCAGGTAGTCCCATGTATTCTATAAATGAAACTGATAAAACTATTACTTTTATTACAGAAAATGTTACTACTGAATATGATTGGATAGATGGACAGCATCACAATCGAGGAACTGGTAATGTAACTCTAGCTTCTTATACTCATGGTGATATTATAACTATTAGAAGAAAAACTGATGTTAATAAGCCTGGTCAACAATGGACAACTGGTTCAAAGATTACTGCAACTAGATTAAATTCTCAGTTCACCCAACTCTTAAACCTATCACAGGAAATTCGATCTTTTGTTCTTAATCCTCTAGATTTTGATACCTATATCGGACAAAAGAATGGTGTTTGCCCACTAGATGGTAACAAGAAAGTTCCTTTACGACATATACCTGCTAGCCTAGGAGGTAGTGAAGGAGAAGCTTCTGCTGATTTGTCTGATAATTCAATAGGTGAGCTATCAAATGTAAGTAGCACCGCTGCTACTGCCACTACTTCAACCCTAGTCTATGATACTGGTACTAATAAGTGGACTCCAAAAACTACCTTAGATAATGTTATAGATATTAGTTCAGCAGTAGATGGACAGATAGTACAATGGGATGATGGTAATACTAAGTGGTCTTTAGCTAACTTTGCATTAGGAACTATGACGGATACTACTATAGCTAGCTCTCTTAATGCAGGAGAAATCCTACAATATAGAGCAGGTTCTACTAATAGTTGGGTCAACAGTGGTGGAGCAACACCAACAGATGGTCAAATCTTAGCTTGGGATGCTGCTACTACAAGATGGGAACCCATAACATGGGATGGTACAGTTACTGCAGATGCTTTGTCTGGTCACTCGTTAAGTGAACTAGGAGATATGACTTATCCTGGTGCTTATGATTGGGAAGAAAATGACTTTATGGCATATTTCTCAGATCCACAATTCTTTAGACCAAAAAGTGTAGATATCTATGATCTAAATGATGTTAAATATGCTGGACAGAACCCTTTGATTGCTGACGGGAACTGGTTGGTCATGGATAATAGTATAAGAAAGACAGATGATTCCTCAAATGGGTGTTGGGCCTGGGGAGCTCCCTTTTACCTAACTGAAGGCATAGATTTGGACAACCCTGCACACCAAGGAGTAATAAAGTATACTAACCAGGATGGACTAACACTAGAACCCCTGAATGTTAATCATCTAGGAGATGTTCTAGCACAGACTAGTCAAATGGATGAAGGTTATATGTTAGTTTATAGTAAGGATGATGAAACATGGTATGGTCAAGACCCTAATAGTGGTCTTGTAGGAGCAACTGGTGGCTCTACTGGCGGAGGTATAGTAGAAGTAACAGCAACTTATGATGGAGGCATTCCTTTAGGTGAGTACTATCAAACCTATGTAGTTAGACAAACTATTCAACCTATTTATTGGTATATATTTGCGGTGACAGCTGATGATGGTGTGGGAGAATACCAAGGAACTCAGAATAGGGCTCTAGAGTGGGAAATAAAAATAATACCAGCTTCAGGAGGAGCTTTTGCAGACTTTGATCATGGTTGGGCTGGCGTAAACTTTGAAGGTGGTGCTCAAACTTGGTTCGATCTAAATGGAGGAGATCGCTTTTCAACAAGCAATAATCATGCAGGTATGAGAACTAAGAAGATTGTGGCTGAAGGTGGTGGTACTGGTGCTTCTGACAGAGAAAACTGGTATACTCATGATGGAGATAGTGTTCCTGGAGACTACGGTAAATTATATGAAGGTGATATTTTAGTTTTCAAGCCAACAAGATGGTATGTACCTAACTCAAATCCTATGCATATTAACATGATTTTCCAGGAAGTAGAGGCATAAACTGTGGCAAACCTATTTGTATCTAAAACAATAGCTAACAATAGAGTTAACTATTTAGACTTAGGGATTGATCCTAGTAAGCCCCACAAAGATCAGATTCTAGTAAGACGGCTATTGGATTTCTCTTCTGTCTATGCCCTAAATGATAACACACCTTCGGCAGACTTAGAAGATAGCCCACCTACAGTAAGAGAGACTAGAACCATTTATACTCTTCCTAGTTCTTCTGCTTCTGGTAGTTCTATGTATACAGTAGATGAGTCTACTCATGAAGTAGTATTCTCTACTGCTACCGCTGACTATAAATGGCTAGGTGGTGGAGTACACCACAGTCGAATAAATAATAATGGAGTAGCTTATGATATACAGCTCCCTGTTGCTGCTGCAGGAGAAACTGTACAAGTTATTCGTAAGGCAGTAATAAATATAGCGTACACTGCCTTCTCTGCTGATGCTCAGGTTAAGTCTACAGATTTACACTACTTTTATAAGCAGATTGCAGATACTTTAGAAGAAGCTTTGGCTGAAATAAGACATCCTGAATTAAATATTCAACTAGGAACACCAATAGGCTTGTGTTCCCTAGATACTTCTTCTAAAGTATCTACAGATAATCTAAGCTCAGCAATGACTGGTCTAAAATCTACTGGAACGATTACATTTACTGGTACCTCAGTTACTGATGGTACAGAAACAGTTATATTAATATCTACTGATGGAACTACTAAAACTTATACAGCATGGCCTAGTACTAGTATTCCAGATAGACAATTTAAAGCAGATACTTCTGCTGTGTTCTCTGCTGCAAGATTAAAAGAATGTATTGAGGGTGATGGGAATCATAGCGGGAAAATTTCTGTGGTTGATGACTTAGCTGGAAAGTTAACTCTTACTCAAGAGACGGGTGGTACTGATGGAAATAGGGCTATTGTCGAAACTTTAACTAACTGTACAGCAGTAGACTTTGCAAGTATTGTAGAAGGTGATATTACAGGATCTAATTTAGAGGATCTTAAAAATGTAGATCTTACTGGATTACTTTATTCTGGTCTTAATGGATATGAACTAGGATGGGATGGCTTGAAGTGGGTACCCAGATATCCTTTGTTTGGAATTGTAAGCCCTACCTCAATAGATGATAATGCTGTGCTGTCTTGGAATACTGATACACTAGAACTAAAGCTTCCTGTCTTACAAAATTTAACAAATGTTAATGTTACAGCTACTGGAGCTGCATTGCAGGGACAGGTAATATTATCAAAAATAAACCAAAGCTGGAGAAGCTCAAAGAGATATGCACCGCATCAATTTGCTACTCTTGAATGGGACGATACTTTTAAGGTATATTTTCCTGGGCATCAAGTCGATGATACAGAACCAAAGGTAAACGGATTTCTCTATGGAGGAACTAATGTTCCCTTTGCAGGAGTTGAGACTGACTCTCACTGTGCCGACAACCCTTGTCCTCAAAATTATCAGGGCTTACCAAATACTCCAAGTGATGGTAGTTATTTCGGAGAACCTTGGAATACAAGCGGAACTGCAACAGTACTTTCAGACTTTGGAGATGTTACGATTGACTATTCTATTCCTGCCTGGAATACATCTGGAGATACTGTTAATCAATTCATGGGTACTCAGCTTATAGTCTGGGATACTTCGTTAACAAATACTATTACGGATGATGATGGTAATCTTATTGTTAATGGAGGAGTTGGTCAGTGGACTAATAAGCATGTTAATCTTCAAGATATGACTAGACCTACTGGTGAGGGCGGGTACGGAGATGATGATGGCGGATATCCTCGTCCACCAATAAAGATAGACTATCCTACAGAAAGCTTTGTTCCAGATGGTCAGGTTCTTCAATGGAATAGTAGTAACTCTACTTGGGAAAGCAAGACTGCAAGAGAGGCACTAGAAACTTATTATACTAATATAACTTCTGGGGGCTGGGTTGAAGATGCTGTTCTAATCGCAGATGGTCCAAACGATCTTGCTAATAGGCCACTAAAATTAGATGAAGTTGGTTTTATGCGACTTACAAATGATGGTGAAACAACAGGAGCCAAGCCTGCAGAGGGTGCTAAGATAGTATGGAATGATCAAGGACAGTATTGGGGAGCTACTGCATGGGAAGGTGAGGCGGAAGATACTGTAGAGTATGGTACGGCTAATCTAATGGTATCGTTTAATAAAGATTTACCTGCTTTTGGTGACGCTGATTACTATGTAAACCGTGTTGAAACTATTCTTATACCTAGAGATATGACTATTACAGGTATACAGTTGTTGTCTGTTACTGGTGCATCATTAGTACGGCCTGAATTGCAGCCTAATCTTACCTTTGGAAGAAGTGATTACTATCACCAAAACTGGAGAGCTGCCGATGGCAGTAAAGGTATAGGAGAAGCTTTTACAGAGGGATGGTTAATATATCATGAGAACGCTAATACATGGGATGAAGATGGAGATCCTACAGGATTAGATAGCTCTATTGAATTAATTAGTAGAGCTAAGCCTGATGATGGTACATCTAATGATTGGGTGGGTACTGAAGGAGATCAAGGCCCGTTCTGGGGAATGATTACATACTCAGATATTTATCATATAGATGGGTTTGGTAATCAGTTATTGCCCAATAATTCCAAAACTAATCTAACTGATCATAATACCGCTGATGGTTATGGCTATAGTCCTATTACTCAGACTACTCTTTCTCAAGGAGATTTATTACATTTTGTATATAAAGAATCGTGGGCTCATAGTAATCCAGTTTTCCATGACCCAGACCAATCATGGAGACAATCAACAATAGTACTTTATGGAGACGAAGGAATAAGTGCATGAATACAGATAAACAAAAACTACTACAGCAACTGTTAGTTGACTGTATGTTATTAGATTTACAAGATCCAGACAAGTGTACGCCTGGATTATATCAAGTAGTACGCGGTGTACTAAATGATAATAAAGAGTCAGAAGATAGTATACCTCAGGAGACTATGGATTTTCTAGAAAGTCGATTGAGTGCTGCTATACCATTTAAGAAGGAGACAGGAACATGAAGAGTGGACCAGATAATACATCACCAAAGAATAATGATGAAAAACTAGGAAGGCGTAGCCCTATCTATACAGGAGAACTGAATGCAGTACAAGAAGAAGCAGTCGCAAAAGTTACAAAAAAGAAAACCAGCAAAAAGAAAGCCAGTAAAAAAGCAAACAAAGAAGAAGTATTAGCTGACGAATATGGTACTAAGGGCCATGATGCTGAAGTTGGTAATATTTAATAAAGAAGATGGATATACCTCAAGAAATGCTTGATGATTTTCGTAATCATCTATGGGCATGTTTTAAATACCTAGGATTAGGAGAGCCTACAGGCGCACAGTACGCTATGGCAGATGTTTTACAGAACGGACCAGTCGATATGCAACTACAAGCTGGTCGTGGCTTTGGTAAGTCTGTTATTACCGCATGCTTAGCCTCTTGGTTTCTTCTTAAAGATCCTAATACTACTATAATGGTTGTATCTGCTACGGGAAACAAAGCAACAGAGTTTATCTCTATGACTAGAAAGATCTTGGATCTTGTTCCCTACTGCGAACACCTTAAACCTGGCGATCATACTACAGATAATGCTTTTGCCTTTGATGTAGAATGTAGGACTAAGATAGGACAAGATAAGTCTTGCTTTGCTAGAGGTATTAGTTCTCAAATCACGGGT